TTCGCCGGTACTTGCTCATCGGCAACCTCTTGCAATCTCAAGAGGTTACCCCATCATCGCATCACTCAATTATGCGTTGGCTACTTGAATCCGCCAGGCCATGAACGGCGCTGCGGCCGAAGTTACAGCAGCGATGCTCGTTTCATTTCCGGAATTCTCCCACGTCAAGAACGCGGGCGAGCTGGCCGCGGCTGCGACCGTATTAGCCCAACAGAACCCCCAGCGTTTCCAGCAGTTCCGCAACTTCTACAACAAAACGCAGGCTGTGTTGCAGCAGCAACAGCAAGTCGCTGCGCAGACGGCACAGCAGCAAAGCGAACTCCAACGCGCACAGTTCCGGCAATTCGCGGCATGGCACGACGGACATTCGCTGGTCAACGAAACCCCGGAAACTCTCAAGCAAATTCGGACCACGGTCATTGAGGACGCGCGGCAGGCGGGGATCTCGGAAGCAGATTTGGTGCAGGCCTGGAACTCCACCCCTGCGCTAAGGCATTCCTTTGTCCAAAATCTGATGGCCGATGGTGTGAAGTTTCGCCTAGCCCAACGCAACATCGCGAAGGCGGCACACCATAATGTGCCCCACGTCGTTCGCCCGGGCTCGCCAGAAGCATTCCAGACGCGCAGCGAGGCTGCCCTGGCCGAAGCACGGAGCAAACTAAAGCCGCAGATGTCAGCTCGTGAAGCAGCAGACTATCTCATTGCCCGCAGAGGAGCGAACCGATGAGCGACGAATTTATTCGGCAGATGGCCCGCCATTCTGACTATGGCTCGGAGGAAGAAGTGTGGACCGTGTTCAGAGACAGATTCATGCTAAAAGGTCGGTGCGAAGCTCGGGGCGTGCGCAAGTGCCCCTGCAAGCCGTGGGTTGTTGCAAGCTATTTGCTTGAGCAAAGTGCTAACGGCGTTCCCGCTCAAGTCTTGGTGGCAATGTTGGAGGCGATCTCCGCATTGCACGACTATCACAACCTAAGCAATCCCTGCGCCACACGGGTGGTCAACCTTGCGCTCGAACAGGTGGTTCACCCCGAGATTGCACGCTCGTGGGATAAGAACGAGCGTGCGGAATGGGCGAGGTTACCGCCTCCCGTACGTGATGCCATAGCCCGACGTGAGAACGACCGGGATAAAGAGTTGCGCCGCCTGCAGGCAAGGGCGGCGGAAGCAAAGAAACGGCACAACGGCGCCGATGAGACCGTGAAACACAAGGAAGTTGAACATGAAACGCTATCGCGATGATTCGGTGAAGCCCGGTAGGGGTATCGACGGCACTCTCGGGGAGAATTATTCCCGCGAACACGCCGTGAATCCGTGGAACAGCAATTCGAAGGGCAACCGGGTTCCAGACGGCACGGGGGCTTATACCTCCAACGATCCGATCTTGCGTAACAAGCTGCCGGCGGAAATTGCAGACTCAGACAAGCGCGATATCTGGGACGATGTTGAAGGGCAGTCCGGCCCCAACGATCGTGCAATCCGCAGCCGCGGGCAGCCTTGATGCGAGACCGCACGCCAAAGGCGCGGGAGACGGCGGCGCCGTCTGCTACGTTGTCCCCCGCGGAAGACAAGATCGCGCAGCTGAAAGCCCTGGCGGACAAGATTGAAGACCATCGTGCCAGCCTTGACGGCTATCTTGACGCTTACGCCAGGTTGGTCACTCCGGTCGGGATGCCCCAGGTTGCGATTAGGCAACTAATAGACGCGAAAGGGCGCTGCATCTGTCAATCAGCCCTATTCGCCGGTAGTGGGCGCCGTCAGGGTGCAAGAAATCGCATCTCAACGGCGTTGTTGACAGCGTTTGCCGATGACTTTGAGAAGTACGGCGAGGAGACGGTGAGAATCACTCGCGTTGAAAAACCCGTGGAGTATCTCAAAATCGCGGCATCTTTGCTTCCAAAAGAATTCGAAATCACGCACAGCCAGCAATTACAGGAATTAGATGACGGCGAACTCCAGCAATTTATCAACCGGCTCAGAGATGAGCTCCGCCGCGGTCTTGTTGGCGACGCTGGAGAACGAACGCCAGCGACGATTGACGGAGAATCGGCTCGGCTACTACCGGCCCTACCGGCGGCAAGCTGAGTTTCACCACGCCAAGGCTCGCGAACGTTTGCTGATGGCTGGCAATCAGCTAGGCAAGACGCTCGCGGGCGGTTTCGAGGCGGCGATGCACGCCACCGGTCGCTATCCTGATTGGTGGCAAGGCCGCCGCTTCGACAAGCCTACGGTCGGTTGGTGCTGCGGTGTTACGGGCGAAGTTGTCCGCGACACGGTGCAAAAGGTTTTGGTTGGGCGTTCCGGCCAGGTTGGCTCGGGCGCTATTCCAAAGGACGCATTGGGCGAGCTGATGAGCCGGCGCGGCACTGCCGACTTGCTCGACATGATCAAGGTGCATCACGTCAGCGGCGGGACATCAATCATCGGCCTGAAGTACGTACATGTCGGGCCGGGAGAAATTCCAAGGTGAAACGCTCGATTGGATCTGGCTCGACGAAGAGCCGCCGGCGCCTATTTACACTGAGGCCCTAACACGCACCAACGTCGGCAATGGTCCGGTGTGGATGACGTTCACTCCGCTGCAGGGTGTTTCGGAAGTGGTGCGGCGGTTTCTCCATGAGAAGTCACCGGATCGCTCGGTAACGTCGATGACTATAGATGACGTGGACCACTACTCGGACGAAGAAAAGAAACGCGTTATTGCCAGCTACCCCGAGCATGAGAAGGAGGCCCGCATTAAGGGAATCCCGGTTCTCGGCTCTGGCCGGATATTCCCGGTTTCTGAAGAGCGCATTGCCATCGAGCACCGGGACATTCCGGCACACTGGCCGCGCATCGGGGGCATGGACTTCGGCTGGGATCATCCGTTCGCGGCGGTCGAGATCGCCTGGGATCGGGAGACTGACACGGTCTATGTCACTAAGACCTATCGCGTGCGTGAGGCAACGCCGGTCATTCACAGCGGGGCACTTCGCTCCTGGGGCAAGGATTTGCGTTGGGCGTGGCCCAGAGATGGCCGCAGAGAAACGCTGGAAGGCGCAGGCGTGGCGCTTGCCGAGCAGTATCGCGAGCAAGGCTTAGATTTGTTGTTTGAGCACGCGCAGTTTGAGGACGGCAGCGTCAGTGTCGAAGCCGGCCTGATGAAGATGCTCACGATGATGCAAGCGGGCCGGTTCAAGGTGTTCAAGCACCTCAACGACTGGTTCGAGGAGTTCCGACTTTACCATCGGAAAGACGTAAGGTTTTCAAGGAGGGCCACGATCTAATGGCTGCAACACGCTATGCGGTCATGATGCTTCGCCACGCTAGAACAACGCGGCAGTTCGACAGCTTCCGCCGCGAGATTCATTATCCCCCATTGCCGAAGGGAATTTAGATGTCGGAAATTCGCAAGGTTCGCATACAAACTGCGGAGCCGCGAGGCGCCCGCTATCCAGGTGCTGTCGAAGAAGGATTCTATATCGTCGAGGACGGCACGGTGACGCTGGTCGATAAACGGGGCACGGCAATCGACAAGCACCGGCTCTCGCGAGAAGTAAGGCCCGGGCAAGACCCGCATAGCATCGCCGCCATCCTCTTGCGACAGTGGAAGCGCCCGAAGAATTCCGAATTCAATCGCGTGCTGCACTATCCGAAAATTGGAATGGCATAGCTACCATTTTATTTACCTTTTCTGGCAGTTCGCTGGACGGGGCCGCGTGGATGTATCGCGGTCTCGTCCTTTTTTATTCCAATGCGCGCCAGGTGTGCCCCTTCCGCCTGGTGCAGCATCGGGGCCCGGCGGGGTTTACTCCTTCCCTGCCGGGCCTCATGTCTTAACGGCACCGCCTGCTGGCGACCATTTCGAGGACAGTCGCGGTTATTCTGCTTCGACGTTGGTATGAAAATCGCCGACTTGTGACGTGGGTCACTTTCCGGCTGCTTGTTGCGCTGCACAGTCCAACGGGATGACAGGCGTGAGTGTGTGTTTGTGACCATAGCACGGCGAGCACATTTCAAGCTTGGCCCACAAAAGCAAAACATTGGCGCAACGT